GACATGGTTTCACCAAGTGAAACACCTAAGTCTGCTGAAGCAGATGAAGAAGCAACTGAAGAAGTGACTGAAGAAGTCACACTAGATAATTCTGCTGACGAAGAGCCAGCAGATCTTAATGCCATAGTAGAGCAAGTGGTAGAAAGCGCAACAAAAGCACTCAAATCAGAGATTGCTTCATTAGTGTCTGCAAAAGAGGCAGCACTAGCGAAAGCAGTGGGGTTGGAGACTGAGTTAGCACAAGCCAAATCTCTCGCAGTGGCGGGTGGTCCAAAGCGCACAGCACGTCCATTAGGTGGAACATCTAACGAACTTGTGCTCAAAGCGGCAACCTACAAAGCGAAAGCAAATGCAGCAACAGACCCAGACCTTGCAAAAGGTTACAGAGCGTTAGCGGATAAGTTTTACGCTGAAGCCACTGAAACCTTGACCAAGTAACCAACCTAACCGAAAGGAACCACAACTATGGCTGAAATGCCACGCGCTAAAGATCTGTTTGACGGATCTAGCCCTGTTGAGGCTGCTGAACGTATGGATCAATACACTGCTGAACTCAGCAAGTCATTGAACAACGCGTCATCAGTTCCAGGACAAGCACCAGCACCAGACGCTACCACTCAGTTGGAAATGCTTGCAGCAAGCAAGTCACTTTCACCTGACGCAGCAGCAGGACTTCAGAATGCATTAGCGGCACAGCGCCTAGCAATGCAGGACATTCAGAAAGACATCACACTAACATCTCCACTTTCAACATCTTTCGCAGCGTTTGACTTGGAAGCACCTTCAAAGTTGCTTACACCACGTCCAACACCTTTGCGTAACCGTATCCCACGCAAGAAGGGCGTAGGCACATCACACCGTGTCAAGCGTATTCTTGGATACACAGGTACAGGTACAGGTGGAGTTGGAAACACATGGCCAGGAATTACTGAAAGCACAACAACTGCTTTTGGTTCAATCAACTTTGAGCGTGGTCCAAAGATTGCGTACGCAGCAGATGATTTGATCCTGCCTTACAACTCATACTCACTATCTGACTCAGTATCATTTGATGCTAATTTCTCAGGTCTTGGGTACCAGGATCTACGCCAACTATCATCAACCTCAACTCTATACGCAACAATGCTTATGGAAGAGCGCATGATGCTTATGGCACGCGGTACAGCATCAGGTTACTCAGGCGCACTTGCTCAGGTAACTGGCGTAGCCGTAAGTTCACCAGCCGCAGGAGCAGGACAAACAGCAATTGCAGCAAATACATATTATGTTGCAGTAACTGCAGACGCAGGTATTTCAGTCAATGGTTTTGGTGAGTCAATTGCTTCTGCAATCGTTTCTGAAACTACTCTCGCAGGAGATGTTCTTTCAATTTCATTCTCAGCAGTTACAGGCGCACTTGGTTACAACATTTATGTTGGAACTACAACTGGTCTTGCTAACTTAAAGTATCAAGGAACAGTTAAGGGTGCAACAACCGCAGTTATCAATGGTGCAAGCGCAACTTCACTATTGGCTAACAACTTCGCGTTCTCAACAACTGGTGCTGCTGCTTCACGTGCAACTGCTGATACATCTGCTTACGCAACAGGCTATGACGGCATTTTGCCAACAGTGCTTGGACCAAACTCAGGTTTCAACAACGCAATCAACAGCACATTCTCTACCGCTAACCCAGGCGTGGAATACCAGACTGTTTTTGCTAACTTGTACCAGAACGTCAAAGCAGATCCAGACATGGTTCTAATGAACGGAAATGATCGTAAGCAACTTTCAGACGCGATCAAGAACGGCTCAACAGCAAACTACCGTCTAACAATTGACAATCCAGGTACAGGCGGGGGAACCACATACGGTTCAATCGTTACTGGACTTCAGAACGAAGTAACAGGCAAGTCTGTAGACATCATGGTTCACCCATGGTTGAACCCAGGCGTGTCACCTGTTCTCTCATTCACACTTCCAATCCCTGATACTGAGGTATCAGACGTTTGGGCAAACTTTATGGTTCAGGACTACATGGGTATCCAGTGGCCAGTAACTCAGTTTGCGTATGAATTCAGCACATACTTCCGTGGAACATTCTTCTGTACTGCTCCAGCATGGAACGGTGCAGTATCAGGAATTGTGTCTGCTTAATAACTGAATAAGTAAGGCAAGGGGGGTGCGTTCTACGTGAGCGCACCCCCACTTACAATAGAGAGGGCAATCATGGCAAGATTGGTGGCGTCTGATAAAGGCGTTAGAGAGACAGAAGTAAACGGGCGCTTGTATAAGCCTGATCGCGGCGGGATCTACAATGTAGAGAGCGCCAGTGCAGCAAGAGCAATGAAGGCTGAAGGTTTTTTTGAGGCAACCCTTACACCATACACGCAAGGTGACGTCACAAAAGGCTTTACTTGCGTAGAATGTGGTTTTGGATCTTGGTTTCGTAAATGCTCGCGTTGCGGTCACACAAACGGGGAACCACAAAGGGACGGGGAATAACAAATGGCTACTGGCGTCACGCTTGATTCATTCAACCAAGAGAGCGCTTATTTGACCATTGCAGAATTCAAAAATGCTCCTACCTCACTTGACATCAACAATCTAGTCTCAGGCGGCACTCAGGGGCAACAGGACGCAGAGTTGGCAAACGTCATTTTACGTGCTTCTTCATTCTTAGATGAATACTTGAATCAAAACTTAGTGGCAAAGCGCAGCACAGAGACTCAGCGAGTGCGCGTGAACAATCAAGGCTACGTTGCGCTGCACCCAAATGACAACCCCGTTATTGCTTTGGAGTCATTTTTATACGGCGCAAGCCCAAACAACATGCAAACCCTGACGGATCCTTCGCAATGCTACTTTGAGCCTCAGCAGGTATTGGTGCCACTATCTCAAATGGCAGCAACCTACTCAAGCGCTGGTCCGCTCTCATTTGGATCATCTTCCCCTGGTCAGCAATTGTTTACTCAGTACACCTACGTTGCAGGATACGTCAATACAACAATTGCTACGGCTACTGCCACTGCCACCTCATTGACCGTTGCAAGCGGATTAGGAATATTGGTCGGCGGTAGATTACGGATCTATGACGGCATCAACAGCGAGATTGTGACAGTTGCTTCTACCTATACCTACGGCTCAACCACTGTTCCTTTGACCTCAGCGCTGGGTTTCACGCACGCTGCTGGCGTAGCCATAGGCAATCTACCTAATGCGGTCAAACAGGCTGCAATCCTTGCCACAACGGCGTTTATCCGCATACGTGGAGACAAGTCAAACACCATGAACATCACTACTCGCGCGCAAGGCAGTGATATAAGCGGTGAAACAAGATTTGGCTCAGATCTAGCGTTGGCACGTGACATGGTCAATTTATACCGCAGGATCCGATAATGGCAGGGCGCACAGGGGTACGCGCAACAATTTACGCATTCTTATCGGTACCTCAGATTACTAACCTCAACCAGATCTTTGTCTCATTTCCCAAACGCATTGATTTCAACGTAAACACCACGGCAGGATCCGACACGCGTGCAGCAGCAGTGATCTTTATTGCGTCTGAGACTGAAAGCAGATTGGCTATTGGCGGTTCAACCAACGGTATCAAGCGCGTTGATTACACAATTATTCTACAGATCTACCAGCACTCATTTGCACGCAATGCTGAGGACGCAATGACAGATTTTGATACGCTTATTGACGCTATCAAAACACGCCTACGTTCAGATCACCGATTTGGGGATACAAACGGTACTTTGGTGTGGCAAGGCGCAGAACCGCGTATTACCACGCGCTACGGTGAGCCTTCAACGGCTGAAGAAGGCATGACGGAAACGTATGCTGAGGTAGAATTTGAAGTCACAGAAATGATCCACGCATAGGGAGAAACAAATGAAATATAGATATATAGGAACAGACTCACGCGTGTTCCCTACGTTGGGGATCATCGTAAAGCCAGGTGAAGAATTTGAAGCACCTGACAACTTAGACGTGCCTAATGTAGTACCAGCAGGCGCAAACAAATCAACACCAGCAACGTCTGCTACGTCAGACTCAACATTAGGAGAGTGAAATGTCAGTACAAAATAGCGTACGCAGTTTTATAGGTATCGCAAAAGAAGTAACAAAAGGTACAGCAGTAGCACCAACCGATTATCTACTTGTCATGAGCGATAGCGTCAAGCCAGTTGACGTAATTGATCCACTCTACGACAAGGGACTACGTGGGGCGCTGGTAGATAGTTACAACTATATTCCAGGGCGCACACGTTCAACTTTTGATTTCAGTTCAGCAGGGTTTCCTGACGGCATTGGATATGCGCTAACGGGTTTATTGGGCGCTTGCGCAACAACAGGCGCTTCAGCACCTTTTACGCAC